CAAGCTCAACGGGCATGACCCGTATGCCTATCTGCGAGATGTCCTTGAGCGGCTTCCTACGCAACGGGCCAGCGATATCGACGAGCTGCTGCCGCATCGGTGGGGCCAGAACTGAGGACCTAGTTCGGCCAGGACCAGAATCCGCTCTTGCACGCCGATTACCAGCATCAGGCTGGAAGCGGGCGGGGCGGCTTGGCCGTATCGAGCTTCTCTTCTGCCAGGGCGCGAACATCATCGGCAATCTCCGACAGGAGATACCACTCCGGCGCCGCCCCGCCGCACCACGAGAACTCGCAGGATGTTGCTCCCGAGTGGATCGTCAGGCGGTAGGCGGTCTCATGGAGGCCAAGCGCGCTATGCGCCGCGAGTGCCACACTGACCGCGCGCACTTTGGTCAAGAGTTCTTGAGCACGCGCAGTTTCGACGGAGCATGTCGTCGTCCCCTCCCATTCCTTGGCAGGGTCCTGCTCCATCCAATCCATAGCCTGATACCGGCGCGCTGAGACGCTGGGCTCCTTTGATCCGGACGCATGCGGAATCGTCAGTCGAGCCAACACCCCATGCTCATCCGGCCGCTCCCATGGCGGCGTGACTCGTAGTTCAATGATTGTGGATGCC